TGCTATAATAGATTCTACAGATAGTACATTATCATCTGGTAGTATAACCTCTAAAAATGGTTTAACATCTGTAGCGTTTATAACTCTTTTGAATATTTTAGTAAAACCGTTTGTTACAATTTCTCTTTTAGTTAATGTATAATTAATAATATTATTATTAGAATCAAAATTAGGTATGATTAATCTATTAGGTATCCCACCAACTGTAAATGGACTAGAGAAATCGATATCTTGATTCGTTTCGAAAATCTTACCAGCACCACTAACCTGTGAACCTGTTCTAATAAGTGGGGCGTATGAAATATCAAATGTATCACCCAATACTGGTACTGTTACTGAAAAATCTACTATTGTTACTGATGGTCTTTTACCTGGGATGTTTAAACCAAAGGTTCTAGCCATTGATAGAACTGATTTTCTTTCTTGAGCGTAATCTATTTGTGTTTCTTGGAACATTCTATCGGTATTAAACGATAACATATCCCCAACAGCAGCATTTAGCTCTAAAATCATCATACCAACTGATGCATCGTTAAAATCGTTAAAAATATCTGGATAATATTGTCTAACCATATTGATTAGGTCAGTTCTGATGTCAGCGAAGTTCCTAGATGTGTATTGTATACCTTGATTTGCCATATTTATAAGTTTATTATTACGAAATCTTTAGTGTTAAACACTTCATCCGTTATTATGTAATCTATCCTAACAACAGCAGCATGTTCACTATCTTCTGACTGTGTAACTGATACGTTAGTTATTTGTAGTTTTGGTAAGAATTTTTTAACTACAGCTGTTATATCTTCCTTTATCGCTGAAAGGGTAAATTCATCCTCTGGTTCGAATATAAACCTAAGTAAATCTGTACCAAAGTCAGGGTTATATAGTCTTTGACCCTTTCTAGTCAATATCAAATGTAATAGGTCTGCTTTAATTGCTTGACTGTCTTCATCGTTTAAATCTAAGAAAAACCCCTTGGTACTGTCCTTGAAGGGGTAGTTTATATTAATATATTTCCCGTTAGCCATATAATGTGTTGTTTATTACATAAATATTATAATAAAAAGTTTTTATAAGTAAATAATGAAATAAACCTATTTCTTTAATATTATAACAGCTATAAATGAAGAAAGTCAGGTATAATTACCTGACTTTCAATATAATAAACAATTTATTTTAAATTATCCACATTTTGAGCTACCACAACTCTTACATTTTAAACAACCTTCTTCAAAAACTATACTATCTTCAACACCACAACTCAAACATTTAACACCCTTAGCTTTTGTACCGTCCTTTATGTATTTCTTTAAACTACGAACAACACCAGCTTTCCAAGTCGTTAAAATTTCTTCATCTAATGTTAGGCTTTCAACTAATTCAACTACATATGGTAATGGCATACCGTGTCTAAGGATACTAGATATCATTTTAGCATAGTTATGATAATCAGAATTAAAAGCTTGAGATAACCCTTTAACAATCATTACATCATCTGTTTTATGGTTGATAATGAAATCATACCTACTTTTACCTTCACTCTTAGTTTTTCTAATAACACCATTCTCCACAGATTTTGGTACTTCGAATGAAACCTCTTTACCAGTAAAAATTTCATATGGTCGTCCATCAAACAATCCTACAATAGCTATCCATTTCTCACCTTTGTTTACAAACCTATGAACATCAGCATCTAAGAATTTTGGCCTCTTTGGTGCGTGGTTATCAGCAAACATTTTTTCTTTCTTCAATTCTTTCTTTTCGCTTTCACTAATAAGTACACCACTTCTAGAACCATCTCTATAAACTGTGATTCCTTTACATCCACTTCTCCAACCTGTTTCATAAACATTAGCTACTACTTCTTCAGTAACATCTTCAGGTAAATTAACAGTTACAGATATTGAGTGGTCCACATGTTTTTGAACCAACCCTTGCATTTCCACTTTCTTAACCCAATTAACATCATTTGATGTCGCTTTATAGTAAGGTGATTTCTTAATAAGTTTATCTATAGCTTCTTTATCCATAGCCATAACTTTTTCGATATCATAACCCTTAACTTTTAAGTAATCAATAAATTTATGATGAAACACAGGGTATTCTTGCCAAGAATCACCAACACTATCAACGAAATCTACTCTAACATTTTTATCATTAGGGTTAATTTTTCTTCTTCTCATATAAGATACCATAAACACTGGCTCAATACCAGAAGTTGTTTGAGTAAGAATACTTACAGAACCTGTTGGTGCTATCGTTAATAAAGCGATATTCCTTCTACCATATTTAACCATATTTTCATATAGTTCAGGGTCTTGTTTCTTAATTCTATTGATGAATGGGTTGTTTGCTTCTTTCTCACTATCATAGATAGGAAAAGCACCTCTTTCTTTAGCCATTTGAACAGATGATGAATAAGCTGCTAACTTTAACGTTTTATGCATCTTATCAGCAAATTTATTAGCCTCATCAGTACCATATGTTAAACCTAAAGCTGCAAACATATCACCTTCAGCTGTAATACCTAAACCAGTTCTTCTACCTTGAATACATTTGTTTTTAATGTTTTTCCAAAGGTTAAGTTCTGCTCTTTTAATTTCAACGTCTTCTGGGTCAGCTTTAATTTTAGCTATAATTTTATCAATCTTTTCTAATTCTAACTCAATTAAATCATCCATCAACCTTTGTGCTATTCTAACATGCTCTTTAAATAAAGTATAGTTAAATTTAGCGTTTTCTGTGAATGGATTTTCAACGTATGAATATAAATTCAAGATTAATAATCTACAAGAATCGTTAGCACATAAAGTAATCTCACCACAAGGGTTTGTTGATACTGTTCTAAAACCTAAATCAGAATAACAATCTGGAATTGATTCTTTTATGATTGTATCCCAGAATAAAATCCCAGGTTCTGCTCTCTTCCAAGCATTATGAATAATTTTCTTCCATAATGGTGGTGCATCTATTAATTTAGTAAATTTTGGTTCGAATGAATCTATTGGGTATTGTTGTGTGAATTGTTTTCCAGATGTTGCCGCTTTCATAAAATCATCTGATATTCTAACCGATACGTTAGCACCAGTTACTTTCTTTTCATCCATCTTAGCATCGATAAAGCTTTCAGAATCTGGGTGTATAATGGAAATTGACTCCATTAAGGCCCCTCTCCTTCCATCTTGGGCTACTTCTCTAGTTGAGTTGGAGAAACGTTCCATAAAGGGGACAACACCTGTAGATGTCAAAGCTGAGTTTTTAACAGGTGAACCTTTTGGTCTAACAAAAGACAAATCTAACCCAACACCAGCTCGTCTTTTCATTAATTGAACTAATTCTTGGTCTAATTTTAAAATACCACCATACGAATCAGAATCTTTTTCATTACCGATAACGAAACAATTTGATAGTGATACTATCTGATAGTCATTACCGATTCCAGCCATTGGACTTCCTTGTGGTACAATATATTTAAAATTTTGCATAACGGCAAATATTTCTTCTTCTTTTAAACCATTTGGATGTTTTGCCTCAATCCTAGCAAATTCTTTTGCTATTCTTTTATGCATATCTTCTGGGGTTAATTCATAAAAGTTACCTTCTGAATCTTTCAATGAATATTTATTAACCCAAACTTCGGCAGCTAATGTATCACCATTAAAATATTTTATTGAAGCTTCGATTGCTTCTTCCCTTGTGTAAACTTTTTTCAATATTTCTTCTTTAATTTTAGTTTCACTAATCATATTATCTTCCATACATTGTCACCTAATTATCATTATTATTATTTTTATCTATTACTATTTCATTAATATCCTTATTAATATCTTCAGGTTTTGTTTCAATACCAATTAAACTATCTTTAAGAACACGTTGTGCTGATAATAATGAATTTACTAATTTTTGGTCATCGACTGACTTTGCTTTAGTAGTTTCGTCATTATATTCTACACTAGTTTTTGGAGTTTGTTTTTTATCCATATCTATTTGAATAGTTGCATTATTAAAAACTATATTCTCGTATATGTAACCATCTTTACCGAAACGTGATTTAAGTATGGCCATAGTTGCTGTGTTATTTGTCTTTTGTTCAAGCGTTTTAGCTATTGAAACTATAAAGTGACCTATTTGACCTTTCTTAATTGAACCACCCATTTGATGAGCTTGTACTATTTCAGCACCAATAGAACTTCTATTACCTTGTACAGCTGTCCAACCAGCTAAATCTAATTCTGATAATAAACTTTCTAACTCCCTCATAACATGACCTTCGGCCACATTAGCATCGTCTATTCTTTTAGATGGTTCTAAACAATCAACATAATCAATAAATATTATATCTGGTCTGAAACCTTGTGCTATTTGTTTTCTAATATATTGTTTAAGCATTGGTACATTGGTTCCAACACTAGGGAATTTTTTTAGTTTTAAGACACCACTTTCTTCTGTTTTTTTCTTAACAATATCTTTTAACTCTTCTTTATATAAACCCAAAGAATTTAATTCATAACCACTCCAACATGCTAAGTGTTTTCTTTGTATAACTTTAGGCATATCTTCGAAAAAGATTTGTAAAACATTTTTACCTAAATTTTTAGCGGTGTTTGCCATCTTAGTTATCATTGTTGTTTTACCCACACCAAATGGTGCTAAAATAACACCCAACTCACCCTTAGCTAAACCACCATTCATAATTTCATCTAAACCTGAAATACCAGTTGGTATTGGATTTCTAAAATCATCAGATAATACTAAATCAATATTGTCTACTACATTTGTAGTGTCATCATGTGTTACACCCTTATCTAAAGCTTTACGTAAAATATCTTCACATTGAGGGTATTTACTAACCTCACCTTTTTCTATAAGAATGTGTATTTCTTTAAGTGATTTTTTTAACTCTTGTTGCTTACAGAAATTTAATGCAACTTCTTGGACCCATAAGATATCGTTGGTTTCGACTTCTTGTATTTTTCTTAAATTAATGATTACATATTTTCGTCTAACATCATCATTAACACTTTCTAATAGTCTACTTTCAAGACTACCCATATCTGGTATGGTTTCATGCATCTCATGTGCATCTTTTATTGTTGCTACAATTACTTTAAGGTATTCATCTTTAAAGTAATTAGGTTCAACCATATCGATAATAGATGCACCAAATCTTCTATCAACAATTAATTGGTTTATTAACCTATGTTGGAAATCGAACCCTAAATAGGCTAAAGTATCTTTATTTATTTCACTCATTATTTGACATTGTTTTTTAAAAACTCGTTATTATAAATATCATAAAAAAATGTCTAATCACATTCTTCAAAAAATAAATTTATTTATTTATTTTTACTTGCTAAAATTATCTCTAATTTCACTCATGATTGACGGTATAAGTTCTTTGATATCAACCTGATACCTTACCTTTGGTGGGAATACTGTACCTGGGAATTCACTCTTACCAACACACACTTTATCCACTTTAATTTCGAACTGAAAGTTATCGTTTTTTTCAGCTGTATTTATGATATCTTCTTGTGTTTGAATAACATAAGGGTTATAGTTATTCCATAAGTAATCAATAGACTTTTCTTTTAATCTATTTGGGATTAATCCAAGACTACCTATCTCATCATTAGACATACCTGTTAATCTATCAAGTAAATCTTTCATGTTGTTTTTCATCACATTTTCATCAAAATCTCTTATATTGAAATATCTTTGACAGATGATGTGATTGTTAATGTATAATACAAATTCAAATCTTTGTTCTTCTATTTTTTTAAAAAATGAAGCTGGGTTACTACTTGTTGCTGTTGTCATAATTTTATTTAGTTAATCGCACTCTTTATTTCCCTCTCTTTTAGTTTTTTAAAGGGTATTAAATATTCATTATATCTTTGTTCACCTATTATTTTATCTATACCATCTCTTTTTAGCTTTATGAAGACATTTTTAATACTTCTATCATCAGCGTTCAAAGTGTTATTTGTTAACTTATTAAATTCTTCAATACCATCTTCAGTTAATAATGGTGTTTTTAAGTTAACTAATTTATTATTTATCTCATATAACTTATTACCTTGGACACCATCAGTTATTCCATTTATTATATTATCTAAAACAGCTAATGGTTTTTTCTTATTTTTTACCCTTTCATCTTGTAACACTTTAGATTTTTCTATTATTTCTTCTAGTGTTACTTCCCTAGTTTTAAAATCTGGAAATAAATTTAGTAGTGTGGGTTCACCTAAACCTTTAACACCTTTGATTGTATCGCTAACATCACCAACCATAGTTTTTAATAAAGCTACATTACTCTGGTGATGACAAAAGTACGAAGAATAATTGGTCAAGTCAACATAAACTTTTAAATCTAAGAAATAAATCTTTACAGTATCGGATATTAGTTGAGCTAAATCCCTATCACTAGTACATATAGTAACCTTTTCATTGTCTTGTTTATTTAAACAATAATAAGCAATGAAGTCATCACTTTCAATTATGTTATGTTTTAATTGTCGTATGAATAACTCTTCTAGGTACTCTTGACACATGAACATTTGTTTAAGTTCGTCTGGCTCTATGGGTTTAGTACCATTAACATAATCCTTACCACGACCACTTTTGTATGGCTCATAAATATCATATCTAAGTTTACCACTGTAGTTACCGTCCCAAAAGACATATACTTGATGATATAAATCATCAACTAATAACTTTCTTAATTGTGTTAAGAATTGATATAGGCCACCTACGTGGTCACCAGAATGATTGTATTGATTTTTAGCACCGAAAAAGCCCGTTTTAAACAGGGCGTTTCCGTCTACTAATAATGTATTCTGTATTTGTACTCTTACTTCACCATTACGTGGTGGCCTTTTATTCATTATAAAAGAATTAAAAGATTAATAAAAAATTTAACTATAACTTAATCACCTGAAACATCTTCACCTTCCATCTGACCATCTTGTTCACCAAAATCTATATTAGTATCATAAGAAACATTTAACGCATCATGTATAAATTTACGTTTATCTTTCTTATAATCATCTATCTCTGACGGGTTAATATAACCATGTGGGGTTGATGCTATCACACCGTTTCTTTCGATACCAGTTACGTGATTCTTTTCACATCTAATTTTAGCTTCAGTCCCAAATTGAAATGCTTGACCTAACGCTATTGCAACTAATTTCTTAGTACCATGTGTTAATATACCACCAACGTGTACTATTAATCTAGAGTTAAAGAACATAAACTCACCACCCTTATGTTTAATAACGGTACCATTCATACTATCTAACCAAATCTTTTGAACCGCAATAAATGTATTTGTGTATGGACTATCTTCAGCTCTACTTGCTGGTATTTTAAAATTAACAATAGCTTGGAAAGCACCCATAGCACCAGCGTTCCACATATTATTACTAGAATTGGATACTGCTGATTTATAACAATTAAGTGTACCTATAGAATCCCATAAGAAACATAAATTTTTATTAATCAACCCTTCTTCTTGTTTCTTAATCATATCAGAAATAAATAAAGCAACATCTTCAATAACTGGTTCCCCTCTAGTAACACTTGTCGTCATTTTACTATCTTGGTGGTTGTAATTTTTATATCTATTATACAAATCTTGATTTCTAATCAAAATAAATCCATCAGGTTTTTCTGTTATCTCCCCAGTTTCCTTATCCACAACTTCAATGAATTTAACACCAATTTGTTTAGCGTGTTCTACATTCCAGTTACCTTCAGTTTCAATAACAACTGCCATATCACCAATCTTTTGACAACCTACAATTGCTTCATAAAAGGCTGTTGATTTACCAGTATTTGAATAACCTCTAACTAGTGAAACAAACCCTCTAGGAAATCCAGGTAATTTTAATGCATCATGCCATGCCTTTGATAATGGTATCCAATTTAATGGTTTATCTTTAGGTTTTGAATCTAACCCTTCCGATTCTAAAAAATCGTCTAAATTGAAATCTTTTTTATTTATAGGTGTTTTATCACCATCTTTTTTACTTGGTTTTTTGGCCATTTTTAACTTAATTATTTATTTGTTCATTATTTTAGAAAAAAAATGAGCAGTTCCCCACTCATTCTTTTTATTATTTAATAACCAAATTAAAATGGTAAATCATCTTCTTCTTCACCACTATTAGTAGCAGCAACCGTTTCTGTTGTTTTAGTAGCAGTAGTTGAAGGTTTGATTGTTGATTTTACGTTCTCAACACCCATAGTTACTTCACTTTCTACACCATCAGATTTAGGTTCATCTTCTGAACCCTTAGCTATATACTTATTTGCATCTTTACTCCATACTGGAATACCACCTGTAACTACAATCTCCAAGTAATCGTAATTTCTAGTACTGTATACATCTTCCCAAGTTCTAGTATCACTAGTCCAAAGTTCAACTAACTCAGGGTTAGTAGAAAGTGGGCTTGGGTCAGTGTGTGCAATGTTAGACACAACTGGTACATTATTTTGGTTTCTGTTGATTGTGATAATCAAATCACGACCTGTATCAACTGGGGTAATATCTTTACCTACAGCTTGTAATACTCCAAAAATTTTATCAAAGATACCCTCTTTACGGTAATCATGATTAAATCTCCAAAACTTAACACCTTCATCTTCATTATCTCTATCGATAACTTTAACGACATACATTTTTCTAGCATTATACTTTTTAGCTAACTCTTTAGCTTGGTCAGTACCTGTTGCTAATAACGCTTCACGTGCCTCACAAAAAGGACATGCTTCATCTTTCTCATGTTTTAGACAAGGAAATGTTTTCCAATCCCCATCAACTTGTTGTTTGTGACCATAAAATTCTACAAACGGTGATGACCCATCTGATGTTGGTAAAATTCTAACTCTTTTAGTTCCACTTTTAACACCCTCTTTAATAAAAGTATTAAAATAATTCTTTAAATCGTAAGTTTTAGCTGAACCACTCTTAGAGTAAGTTTGGTTATTACTTTCGTACTGTTTTAACATTGCATCTAGTGCATTTTCATTTTTTTCACTCATTTTTCTTTGTTTTTATTTATTTATTTATTTTATTTATTTTCATTTTTAAGTTACCCAAATATACTAAATTTTTCAAAAAAGTCAAGCTATTTTTGCCCTCAAAAGAGCAATATTTATAACTATTTTAACAAATTTACTCTTTTATTTTGGATGATGCAAGTGAATGGTAAAATAAAAGTTTAAAACAAAAAAAAGACCCTACCAGGGTCTTTATATTAACTTTATTTTATGATTTAAATATCTTCTTCTTCGTATAAATTATTCTTATCACCATTAAATGATTGTTTAATTGCTATATCAGAATAAGTGCTATCAACGTCATCTTTTGTTAAGACGTATTCTTCTTTTTTAGGTTCAGTATTCATTACATCATAAGCACCTTCTTTATCAGCCCAATAATCAGTTAATTTTAAACTATATGGGTATGAGTTAAGAGAACGCATCTCTAATTTTTCAACAGGTGTTGGAGCTCTTTTAACTAGCTCTTGCTCTAATGAATCTATCTTTT